CTGCATGCTGCGGTCATACTGATCAGCCAAATTGGTGACGGTTGAATTGGTATCAAACCGTTTCCGCCTCAACTTGGTGGGAAATGTCACATCAGTCTCCTGCCAAACAGGGAAGCTAGTAACAGACCCAAGACCGCGAATCGCGTTCAAATAAGCTGACAGGGTGTTCGAGTTTGGAGTCGCTAAGAAGGCAATAATGAGCAACTGGATGTTATAAGCAACCTCCGGATTGTCAGTAAAGCCAACCAGCACGCGACCCGGAGTAGTAAAAGAGACACTAGGCTCCCAACGGATCTTAGTGCCGGGTAGGAACTTGCCGGTACTGTAATAACTGGTAATTTGCGGGCCCGCCGAATTGGCAAGGGTCCCATTGAAACCAGGAATGTAGTAACGGGTGTGTGCCGTCCCGCCGAGAGTGCCCTCTGTGATAAGAGAAGCACCCAGGGCACTATACTTGATGATAGTGGAATCTCCAGCACTCGACATCATGGGCTGGCGGTTGCGCTTTCTGCGCTCACCCCCCATCACCGGATTCTTAGTGTTTGGCGCCATAAAGTCTTGTCAAAGGGTTGTCTGCGTCAATGTGCACTGTTGGGGCAGTGGACATCACGGGGGTCCAAGAGGTGGTGTCGAGGATGGTAGCATAGTACTGCTCGAGCGCCACCTGCTCATCAGGGGTGATGCCGAAGGCAAAGTAAAAACTCGCCCTCGCTTCATCCGTGATGACGCAAGACTTGACGCCACGAGACCAGTGCCAAGCACCACACTCGTTGACCCTCTCTGAGACCCCCGCGCTGCTCACTTTCCCAACACGAGCAAGCACTCCATACCATGCCTCCCAAACGGGGACACCAGTTGTGAGTGCAAGACCGCAAGTACCGACAGCCGAGGCCCAGTACCTGAAATCCAGCTCGGTGTTCCAACTCACCAGACTGACGCAGTCCTTGCTCATAGCCTTGCGGGGATCGCGAACCATTCGCCAACCAGTCCCGACGCGAAGCGGGTGGAACTGGCAAAACTCGATCTCCTCAAAGCGATAGCAGGGTGCTTCACGTGTGAGTGTGAACCCAAAGTCTAGAAACCAGGCATCAAGACCGGCAAGCCTGGATAGGTCTTGCTTCTCCACAAACAGCACACAATCGTCTCCATTGTTAGCCAAACGGTGTTTGATGCCGCTGTGCTCACAATAGGCGATAGTGATGGAGCTCATGATGAGGCAATTACCCATCCCAGTATTGATGTCGCCACTGCAGCGCCTGCCCTCGACACGGTAGTCAACGCGCTTACCTTGAGTGCGGGCAATGCCCCGGTTGACCAACTGCCAGCGAAGCAGACCGCGCAGCTCATTGCTCCGGAACACCGAGTTATAAACAGAGTGCTCCCAAGACAAAGCGTCCTGGGAAACATGCT